GTTGAAGGTAAGGATTATACAACAGCAGAATATACAGCTCGAATTGCTGGTATCTTAGCTGGGCTACCATTTACAAGATCAGCTACTTACTACGAGTTGAATGAAATTGACTCTATTACAGAAATTGAAGATCCAGATAAGGCCGTTGATGATGGTGAACTTATCCTTATTAATGATGGGGAAAACATCAAAATTGGCCGTGGTGTGAACAGTTTGACAACAACAACAGGTAAGAAAACGGAGGATTTTAAATCAATCCGTATCATGGAAGTACAGGATATGATAAAAGACGATATTCGCACAACATTTGATAAACACTATATTGGTAAACACAACAACATCTACGATAACCAAGTGCTGTTTTTGCGGTCGGTTAATGCTTATTTTGATGGTTTAGAAGGTGAAGAAATACTTGATCCAAATTACGATAATAAATCAGAAATTAATGTCCGAAAACAACGTTTGGCGTGGGAAGGCATCGGAGTAGATACGTCAGAGTGGGATGACCAAAAAGTAAAAGAAATGTCCTTTAAACGTAATGTGTTTGTAGGGGGCAATATAAAAATTGTGGATGCTATCGAAGACTTAGATATGGATATTGCTATTTAAGGAGGGATTGACACATGGGTAAATTAAAATCTAATCGCGTTATTAACGGTACATTTGGCAGCGCATGGATCAACAATGAAAAATGGCTTGATGTTGAAGAATTTGAGGCTAAAGTGACAATCGATTATGAAGATGTCAACATGGCCGAAGATTTGGCAACACATAAGAAAATGGTAGGTTGGACAGGCGAAGGGAATTTAAAAGTAAAGAAAGTGTATAGCCGAGGGGCGAATTTGTTAGCAGAGGCAGTTAAAAAAGGTATTATCCCTGATATTAATATAGTGGGTAAATTAGCTGATCCTGATGCATTTGGTACAGAACGTGTTGCTATTAATGAAGTTACTTTTAGTGAATTCATGCTTATGCAATTCGCTCAGAAAACAATTGGCACAGAAGAATTACCATTTAGTTTTGCAGACTATGATCTTATTGATTCAATTACAGCCTAAAACATACATCGGAGGGAAATTTGAATGAGTGAAACAACTAAAAAACGATTAACAGTAACAGATTTGATGAAAGAGAAAGAAAAATACCAAGTAAAGGACGATGTCACAGAGGTAGTTCTAGTTGAACGATTAGGCGTTGAAGTAGTTTTGCGTAAACCTGAAAAATCCCTTTGTGTAGATACTATGAAAATGTCAAGAGATGAAAACAATGATACTGACGCTGACGAGTATATGGTATATAACACAATGGTAGAGCCGAATTTAAAAGATCCTGAATTAAAAAAGGCGTATGGTTGCACATTACCAACTGAAATCGTATCTAAAATCTTTGAACCAGGTGAGATTGCATTACTATCTGAAATCGGCTTTGAACTCGCAGGATATAAAAAAGGCGGAGTTAAAGCTATAAAAAACTAATTGATAGTGATGATGATTTTTATTTTCTTCATCACTATATTCAACGTGGTTTTAAGCCTGAATATCTACTTAATCTTGACTACGATACAAAGCTGATAATGATGGCCAGTATTGAAAAATATTTAGAAGAAAAAAACAAATAAATGGAAATGAAAGCTAGAGCGCAAATGCTTTAGCTTTTTTCTTGTGTGAAAAGGCGGTGAGAAATTGGCCAATAGAGTTATTTCAGCAATCCTTACATTGCAGGATCGTGATTTTTCTAGCAACCTAAGACGCGCAAGTGACAGAGCTGACGACTTTGGACGAGGTATCACAAGAGTTGGTAATCAAATTCAACGCTTTGGACAAGGTGCAACAAGGATATTTAAAACTGTTGGAGCTGGCGCGGCTGCTTTGGGTGCTGCAGGTATTGCAGGGTTTGGGGCAAGTGTCGGTAAAACTATCTTGGACATGGGTAGCTCATTGGATATGTTGCAAGCCCAAACTGGCGCAACTGCAGAACAAATGGAAGTGTACGGAAGTGCCGCAAAAGAAGTATTCAGTAAAGGGTATGGCGAAAACATCGATGAAGTGACAAATGCTTTAGCGCGAGTAAAGCAAAATATGCACAACATCGATAATGGGGAACTTAGTAGAGTTACTTCCAACGCAATGTTATTGGCTAAAACGTTTGATTCTGATGTAAACGAAGTCACTCGAGGAACGAACAATATGATGGAAGCGTTCGGTATATCTGCAGATAAGGCAATGGATCTTTTTACTGCAGGTGGCCAACGAGGGCTTAATTTCAGTAATGAGATGTTTGACAATGTTGCGGAGTATTCTTCTCTATTTGGAACTATGGGATATACGGCAGAAGAATATTTCGGGATTATGGAGCGAGGCGCAAAAGCTGGTGTATACAATTTAGATTATGTAAACGATGTTATGAAAGAGTTTCAGATTCGGGTCAAAGACGGTTCAAAATCAACTGACGAAACATTTTCAGCTATGAGTAAATCAACATTTGATTTATGGGAATCTTTCAATCGAGGCGAGGCAACGGTAGCAGAAGTTGCAAGTGCTGTTACGAAAGAGCTTGAAGGTATGGACGACAAAGTTACGGCCAATCAATTAGCTGTTGCGCTATTTGGTACAAAATTTGAAGATCTCGAAGCAAAAGGTGTTTATGCAATGCTTGGAGCCAAAGACGCCATGACGGATTTTGAAGGAGCTACAGATACAGCAGCCGCCAAAGTGGAAGGTAGCCTTAAAAATAGATTGATTTCCTCATGGCGTGAACTACAGGTCGGAATAGCTGATGTTGTAAATGGAGCTGGCGCACAGGAATTCTTGCAAGGTGTTGCTCAAAAAGCCGATGAATTGGTACCTAAGATTCAAGGCATCGTACAAAAAGCATTTGTGTTTGGAAATACAGTCCGCGAAAATTGGGGTCCAATTAAAGAGACTCTTATAGGCGTTGGAACAGCTGTTGGGGTTGTAGCTGTAGGAATGGGAACATTAAAAGTTATCACCACAGTAACAACTATGATCCAGGGCTTTAGAACAGCTATGGGGCTAGCTACAGCTGGACAGTGGGCTATGAACGCAGCCATGCTTGCAAGTCCACTTACCTGGGTAGTTGTCGGCATAGCCGCTGTAGTTGCTGCAGGTGTCTTATTGTATCGAAATTGGGATACAGTTAAGGCAAAAGCTGGCGAATTGTGGGCCACGACTAAAGAAAAATTTGCTGGTATTAAATCAGCTGTATCTAGCTTTGTGCAACCTGCCATTGGTTGGTTTGAATCAATAGGACAAAAATGGAATAGCTTTAAAAATTCTATTTCTAGTTTTAAAGTTCCTAAATGGGTTTCCTCCGTAGGAAGTACAATCGGAAAGGCTGCAGGTGCAGTGGGTAAATTCGTTTCAGGATCACATGCAGATGGTTTAAACAGAGTGCCATACGATGGGTACATTGCAGAATTACACAAAGACGAAATGGTTATACCTGCTCGACAATCTGAAAGGATTCGTGCTGCAGGTGGATCAATCGATAATGTGGATCAAATGGTGCAACCA